CAATTTCTTATATCGTTTGCGGTCTTTGTACATGCTATCCATAATCTCAGGAAGCACACCTTGTTCTTGAATGCGAAACAACTGACCATTCGGCGTTACGGTAACACCAAGATCTTTTAGGATGCTCGTATCAACTTGTTGATTGAGTAGATTATCCACATTAATATTACAGTTGCTGATAAACCCGCGCATATTATCAGTATATGACTTCGGCTCAATAAAAGTTTCCATTGAGATGTTATACTGCATGATCAAGTGCGGATACAGACTGTTCAAGTCAAACGACGCAACCCATTCGTGCATACCACAAATGGGATCTTTTACATATGCGCCTTCGTATTGCGAACTCTTTGTGCTATGAGAAAGTTGAGGAATCACAATCTTCTTTCGTAGAAGATAGTTGTAGATAATCGCGTCCCACATACGAACCTGCGTGAACACATCATCATAGTTGACCTTGTTATCATATGCAAGAGTCAACGCAAGTTCAATCAACTTCATCTTGTCTTCGAGTTTCTCAACAAGTTCGACATCCTTGATGTTATACTCAATGAATTTCTGATAGTCGTGTTTGTAGAGTTGATGTAGAGTTTCGAACTCAGAATAATCTAACTTCTTTTCACCCAACTCAACATGAGCAATGCTATCAAGACGATACGATTCTTGCTGTGTATAAGTAAACTTGCGATAAAGTTGAATGTAATCTAGAATAGCAACTCCAGAAATATCATAGAACTCTACTGGACGATTCATCATCGTCGTTTCGCGTTTACTGATACGATTCCACGGCGAGAGTTTTTTGGCTTCATCCTCACCAAGAACCTTGATGATACGATTAGCAAGATACGGAATATCGAATTGCTCGACATTCCAACCAGTGACTACATCTGGATGCCATCGGCTCCATAGGTCAAGGAATCTTCGTATGAGATCTGACTCATCGCGGCATTTTGCATAGTGCACGTCGTCACGATGCTTGACATAATCGCCGCAACCAAACACAAAATAATTATCTTTGACTTTGATGCTGATTGCTGTGATTGCTTCGTTTGCATCTCTTGGTTCAGGAAATCCGTTCTCGGATCCAACTTCGATATCAAGATAGGCAATAAGTATTTTACTGACATCCCAAAGAATATCGTCAGGATACTCATCAGCAATATAAGCATACTCATAGCGATTATTCCCAAAAACAGGAAAATTGTCGACACCCTTGTACCTCTCTAAGAATTCACGACACTCTGGAATTGTTCCAGGTTGGATTGTCTTTACATAATCACCATCAAGAGTTTTGTACTCAGACTTCTCTTGACTGGAAAGAAAAAAGGTCGGACGGAATTCAACCTTCCGTCTGACCCTCTTATCATTTTCAACGCCTCTCAGAAGAATAAATCGACCAGAGACGCTGACATTAGTATAAAAATCGGACATATCAACCCAAGATTAAATCTTTTGGAGGCACTACAATTCCTGCCCCGAAGATTTGATTATACCCGCTTTTCACTTCATCCGCAACATCAGCAACGGTGACAATTTTGTCAACATTAACCTTAAATGGTCCATTGCTTGCTTGCATCCAAGGCATAAAACCAAGAACTGGACCTTCTTGCCTACGCTGCATTACACAGGCGACAGGATTCTTAAAGGTCAATTCCGTCGGTGTCTCCTCGGTAATTTCTACTACTAATTCCTCGCCACTTACGAGTTTGAGTGCTTTGATTGTCATTTGTGTTCACCTTCTTGTATTTGTCAAATAAACCTTTTTGCTTATGATTTTGTTTTTCACCATTTAAATAAAGAACATCGTGTATCATAACCCACGTGTCATCACCGACTCTAAGTTGCCAACCATTATAATCTAGTATCTGTATCTGTTTAGATACTAGCAAGTCACGAAGTTCTGATAAAGAATGCATTATTCTTCACTGCTGTTAGCATTATCCATAGACTGACGCTTGATCTTGAAAGCAACATGGTTTGCATGAGCAGCAATCATCGATCGTTTAAAATCACCACGCTCATGTGAGTCTTTAACCCAACCATATGCTTCAGACATTGCAAGAAGTCTCTTGTATTGTCGTGGAAGTTTAGCGTTATAAAAGTCACTACGATTAGCCATTTAAAATTTCCTCACACTTCTTTAAGAAACGTTCGTTTTGTCCTGGATGAAAACTTTGGTACATATGCCAGAACATTTCATTTCCTACTGTACCAAATGTTGTACCGATACCATACTTTGGCATGCCATCAGCGAGATCCCAATACGGTGGTGCATCCTTTGGCTCCCATTCCATACGGATTGGAGCAGCATCATAGCGTAATGGCATGATAATCTCTAGAGGAATACTATTCTCTCTAGCCTTAAAAGTCAATTCTTCACCAACATCACCGCGATGGTTTGGCATGAAAGAAGGATTGCCGCATTTGCGATAAGTTGCAATTGTAACTGTTAGATTGTGCGGAGCAGCAAATACATGTTGGTCGTTTTGAATATGATTGCTTCGTTGAGCATCACCAATCACCCAACCATTGTATGCTTTGTCGAAGAAATAATCTAACGCATTGTCATGTAGTGGCAAACAATCAATGTCTAGGAACATGATTGCATCATGCTTGCGTTCTTCCAGCATATCGACGAGTTTATCCATCGTGTATCCTGGAGGTGCTTCAGTATAAACTTGATAATGCGGAATCTTAGACTTGTTAAACTTCTCAACAACTTTCTTTTGAGCAAGCAACGCATTTTGATCAATATTCTTCATAAAGATCGAAGCAATACATGGCGACATCTTATTCTCCAATTGTTTCAGTGATTGAGCACCAGATTTCTTTGCTAGGCTCTTCTTCAGGCAGGAAAAACCCAAACGGCTTTTCACAAACAGCGATATAATATCCGTTCCACCAATCTTTATCGTAATGTCTTTCTTTTCCGATCATTTTCACTTCAGAAAAGATTTCCCACTCTTTATGAATCTTAACAAATGAAGATTCAAAACCCAATCGTGTCCCTTCTCGAACAATTGGATCATTCCAATCATCAACGATATAAATGAACACATCAGCAAGATTGTTTAGATAGTATGTGATGGCTTTTGTGTGGTCTTCTTTGCTGTGACCCGCATCAAATAGATAGGTGTCGACATTTCGAATTTCGTACTTATCAGGAAATAAAAGATTGAAACAATCACCTTGAATGCAGGTAAAGTCTTGGATGTTATTTCTTCGGCAGTTCTCAAGGAATAGTAAAAACAATCCATTCTTAATTTTATTGCCGTGATATGTAACATCAACCTTCATGTCCATTTCCCAACTGTCTTCAGCAGAAAACGAATCAATGACCGTTGCAGACATTGGCTTGTTGCCATACATAGCATTCACAAATGTTGAACCTGTGAATGTTCCAACTTCAAGATAATTCGTATCTTCTTTGATTAATTCATTTAGAAGAATTCGAATCTTTTTACTAGATAAACCTTTTAGATTTACTAGTTGTTGATCAGTGAGTTTAGTTTGCTCTGCGTTTGCATTTGCCAAAGCAACCTCAACACGATTGATCAATTTCTTTGCTTGACTCATTCAGGCTTGACCCATAGAAATTTATCGTGACTTAATGTATGGACTTCTCCAAGCGCATCTGAGACTGCTTGTTTGATTGGACCATGAAACCAATCATCGCCCAACAGAAGTCCACCTGGACGAACAATATCTTTATAAAGAATCAAATCAGCGACAACGGAATCATAATCATGACCAGCATCAATATAAACCATGTCAGCCTTCACATCAAAATGACTTAATGTGAGTGCACCATTTACGGAGTCGATTGGAAATGGCGTGATGTTATTCTGCAGTCCAACTGAGATAACATTTGAAAGAAATTGATTGTAAACATTTGGTCGCCCGTTAATCAATGATTCTTTCTTAATGAACTCTGTAATTGTGGTCCAGTGTTCTACTGAGCCCAAGAAAGTGTCAACACAAACGATTTCGAAATCACTGCCATGCTCCATGCACAAACTTGACATGTAAATTGCAGAAGCACCTTTCCAAGTTCCAACTTCAACGATCAGTTTAGGTTTAATCTTATCAATGCATTGTTTGAATGCTTCTGATGTGCTCGCCCAACCTTGAATGTCAGGTGGCATCGGTTCAAATCCAGCGTATGGATCATGAGAACCGTGGATGATATTTCTTACTTTTTCCATGGGAGGTTTCCGTTGTGTTTTTCTAACATCTTTTGGTTTCCTTGGATAAAGAAATCAGCCTGTACTGACAAGCCTGTATTGCCAACACGATATTTTACAGTATAATCGCGAGTGCAGTCAAACTTCAGATTGTTATTCATCAGTGTTCTAGCAATTGCGCGGTCAATTTCCATCTGTCCAGGTTCGCGGAATTTGCGATACCAAACAGGCGACATTTGTACTGCGATTTCTTTCTTGACGAAATAGCAGTTAACATCAATGAAGAAATCTTCTGGATGTAAAATACTCGCCCACATTCCAAGACTTTCGCAATCATCTTGGCAAAGAATCCTACTGTCCTTGTCAATAATCTTTCTGAAAGAATATGCCCAATGAAGATTCTTTTCTTTCACGAGTTTAACCAGACTCTCAACATGATTTGGTGAGAGCATATTGTCATCGTCTAGCCAGATATGATAATCTCCATCTGCGAAATAAGTTGCAGCACCGTAAACACGATGACCATTGTAGCGATTAGTTCCAGTTGCATATGGAAGGACGCAGAGATATTCTTTAGATTGTCGAGGATATTCAGATGCTTTTAAAATCTCATCTGCCTTTTCCCAACGCTCTTTACCATCAACAACAATAATGTGTTCAATGTTTTCGTAAGTCTGTGAACGAACAGACTCAATGCATTCTGCAAGATATGAATTACCAGTTGTTGGTGTAATGATTGATACTTTCACAAATTAATCCCAGAGATTCTGATAATATTTTCCAAACAAACGGAAGCCATTTCTTTTTCGTTCCCAATATGCTTTGGCTTTTTCTTCGTTGTAGATGCCCTTATCAGTGGTGATCATTTCTTTCCAATCTTGTCCCTCAACATCAACCCATTTGTGTTTGGGCTTCTTGATCCAGAAGTTTGGCTCGCGGTCTTTTGAATGTTCACCAAACGCCCAGATCATCTCTTTCATGATCCAGTCCCAACGCTTGAAGTGAAACTCGTCCACATCCCATTCATTCTTCTTGGGCTTGGCAGCAGTTGAACGAAGATGCTCAGGTGCATCTTCATCATCAGTGCACGGTGCACCATGTTGAGTCTTGCGCAATTGCTTGAGCATCGGAAGAATGATGTCAGCAAGAGTATGATCCATGCTCCATGTGTCCCATGGATCAATACGAATGGACTTCTTTTGCTCACCCTTACGAGGATACTTGCCGATCGAGATCTTCATGATCAACCTTTTTTGTTAGATTTCCATAAGCAATCATCTCACACGCTTCCCATGTGAGCATTGGTTGAATTTCTTGAATTCGAGATGTTTCAGCAGCCCATGCTTCTAAAAATTCTTCTGTCATGATAGAAAATGTCTCATTATTCCTGCAAACAAAACCACACCAATCACACCATTGAGGATCATCAACGCACGATCATTCCATCTAAACCCAACAAAGAACCAGCCAGCAGCCCCAATCCAACTACAGATCAAATCGATCCATTGATATTGGACGAGACCGCTGGCTCGGATTGTGATGCCAACAAGTGTAATAATACTTGCCGTCCACTTCACATACCAAGTAATATCATACTTGGGTGTGACTGAATCAATTTGTGTCATGTTTTTTTGCGACGAGCCATACGCTTTTTAGATCCAAGTTTTGCGCGACCCTTGCCGTGTCTTTTTGTTCCTGTTTTAGCTGGCATGATTAATTCTTCTTATTTCCCAAATTAATGTGTGCAGACATTAGAAGAGCCTCTTCGCTCAAGCCCATGGTCATAGACCGAAGTCGTGACACTTCCTCAGCAATTTCTTCATCTGTAGGAGTTAAAACTTTTTCTTTAGCCGAAGCATCATGATCAAGAACTTCGAATGTTTGTGTGTCCTTGAAGAAGTACCCCACACCCTTTAAGAAGTTCTGGAATTCATCAAGCAATTCTTGCACAGTTAAATCATTATCATCAAGTTCAAATGTGACTTTCTTGACGGAGTCTTCATCAAACATTCCACCACTACCAATCTTGCCTGTATATTCGAATTTAATAGCCATTTATTCTACCTCGCTTTCGTTAGTGTCAGCGACAGATTCTGAATTCTGTTGCTGCTGTTGATCGTCAATAAAACACTTTACATTAAATGAGATTGAGATTCGAGTTTTGTCATGCTTATTTGGCAGAACAAAATGTGGTATGTGTGAACACCACAAGAATAATTCACCCTCAATCGGATTAATATTTAAGACCTTTGCAGTATACTGATTAATGTTTTCGGTCAGAAATATTCCATCCCATAATGGATTGTATGATTCATTCTGCAATAACAACCTACCGCTCTCTTCTGGAGCCTGTAGATAAAATACTCCAGAGAAAGTATCACCATGAGAGTGTAGAGTATTTACTGCATTTTTAGAATCATTAAAATTGACCCATGCACCAGTGACAATACCACTACAAGGTTTAAAATGTAAATCGTCAACTGCTCTTCGCACAACCTCATGAATGACATAATCAAACAATGGAGTGAGTTGTGGATATTGAGTCAAATTATCTTTTGACTGATAGCCATTGACATTTGATATCTCAACTCCTTCTTTATCCTTCTTTCGAATGGAATTAACACAAGAAAGAAATTTCTTCTTGTGTTTCGTGAAGTCTGGATATTGTGTGACCCAGACTGGAGTTGTGAATGC